TTAAAGGATTGCCTGGCACAGGCGGAACTGATATGACCTACATAGAAGAGGCAGAAGGATATGTAGCACACAAATGGGGTGCAGAGTCGCTTTTACCTGTGAGCCACCCGTACAAGAACACAGCACCAACAGGATAAATATACAAAAGGGGTTTATTATGGAACATTTTGTAACAGTAGTAATGGAAAAACAAGAAACAAAGAAACTAGATGAGTCTGTGTTTCCTTTGTACGAAACATTTGATACAGAACAGGATACAACTGTTATGCAGATTCCGTTACCAAGAACATTATCAGAAGACGAATCAAATGAATATGCAAAGCGTTTAGCAAATTATTTGTTTTCAGAAGGATATGAAGATTTTGATATCTATGTCAATGCAGATCAAGCAGAAGATATAGCCGAAGTAACATATGACGGTGATGACTTTTATGAAGAATTTGGCGTAATGTGGTACAACGAAGATGAAGAAGTTGACGAAGCTGAATATGGTGGACGTAAAGTTAAACTTGGCAAGCCAATGCGTGGCGATGTAAAGAAGTTTAAGGTATATGTAAAAAATCCAAAGGGCAATGTTGTTAAGGTAAACTTTGGTGATCCTAACATGAAAATCAAAAAGTCTAACCCAGCAAGACGCAGAAGTTTCCGTGCTAGACACAACTGTGATAATCCAGGGCCGCGTCATAAGGCACGTTATTGGTCATGTAGGAAGTGGTAAAATGAAAATCTACGAAGTCACAGAACCAAAATTTGACCTTGTTGACGATACTAGTTTTTTCATGAAAAATGATCCAACATTTTATCGCAAGCAATATTTTCCTGTAATGACAAAAATTGCCGATAGACACAGAGCTGGTAAAACAATAGACCCAAGAAAAGAATTAGCCCCTATGATTGAAAAAGGTTGTAGTGCATATTGCACTAAGTTTAACATGGCTAGAAATCCTGAAGAATTATATTCACAAGAACAAAGAGACGCTATTATAGATAAGTTATTTGCAGAAGAAATGGAAGAAATCAAAAAAGGCGAATATAAATGAAACTAAGGGAACTGTTTGAAGACCGTGCAACCAAAGTTGTTGCTGTTATGCCTGGAGGATTTCATCCTTTTCATCCAGGTCATAAAAGTCTTTATGACTGGGCCGTAAGTACATTTGGCGCACAAAATGTTTATGTAGCCGCTACGAATGATACAACTACACGACCATTTCCTTTTGATATCAAACAAAAACTTGCATCAATGGCAGGTGTTCCTGCACAAAAGTTTATACAAGTTAAATCACCTTTTAATGCATTATCCTATGATAACATAATAGGAGATGCAAGCAAAACTGCTTTGATATTTGTAAGAAGCGAAAAAGACAAAACAAGTCATCCGTTACCAGATCAAATTAGAAAGAGTGATGGTAATGTAGGATATATTATTTCTTACACATCTAACGAGAATCTTGTAACAGCAGATCAACATGCACACATGGCGTATGGCCCTACAATTGACTTTGATTTCAAAGGCATGGAAATACGCAGTGCTACAGAATTAAGAAATGCTTGGCCACAGATGGCTCCAGAAGAAAAATTACAAGCCGCTGAATTAATGTATCCTGGCAATGGAGAAACAGCAAGCAAACTACTTGACAATGCACTAGGCACAGAACCTGCAGAAGAATCTATACAAGAGGAAGTTAAAGATACATTACCAGATAAAATAAAAGTAATGAAGCCGCAGAATCCACCAAAAGCCCCAGATGCTACAATACCAATTAGTAGAAACGGTTTTACTACAGACGATGGAATAACCTACAAACAAGACAAGTATGATGATAACCTAGTGCATGTAAGTGACGGTGGAGGCGATTATACATTTGACGGTGCACGTATTGTAAAATGGAAGACTCCCCGAATCGGCGGATTACAATACATCTACGATTATGTGCAAAGAAAAATAACAGTAAATTTTGATACAGATGTTTATGTTCCTGAACCAGGTAGTAATAAACAAGCAAAGGTTGGAACAGGAACAGGAGATACTAACCTGGGCCAAAGTGCAACGTACGATCTCAAAGGAAATAAAATAGCCGACTCTGGATCTGTAGAAGTAGGAGCTGGCGCATATTCAATAAAGGCTGATAAATCTGGTGCAACTATATCAGACGGAATGTTTGATCCTTTTAACCGTGTAAAAATGATAGTAAAATCAAATCCTGCAAAAGTAAAACAATATGGCAAAGAAAAACTAAAAGCAATTTTGGATAAAGAGCTAGGTTTATTACGTCAATCTTCTATGGGCAGACCAGTTCCCGGCGTAGATTATAAAAAGGTTACACAACGTCTTATGCAAGTAGCAGACGTAAGTTTTAGAGATGCTAGTGGTAAAGGTATTCCTGCTAGGCAAGCAATAGCAGGTGCTAAAGAATGGTGGGCTTCTTTGAACAAAACCAATCAAAGAAGAAATGCAGACATAGCAAAAATGAGAGCTCCTCAAAACCCAGTAAGTGCGGAGAAATGATATGTATGCTAGTATCGACGAATTAAAAAAACTTGCTGGTGTAAATGAATACAAAGGATATACTGAATACACGCTAGATGAAAATCCCAGTATTACTGCCGCTCAATTAAAAGCCAAAGAAAAGAAAATGGGTGTAAAGCCAGGAGATTCAGATTGGTTTAGACTGTGGTTTTCAAAGCCATACATGACCGGCCCAGTACAATTTAGGGGACGCAAAAAATGAAAATGTATGAAATATTAGAAGATGTACCTACACCTGTCACTAAAAAAGATGCGGCACTTTCAAAACAAGCAAAACATCTAAAAATGAAAAGTATGTTAGCACCAAGACCAACTGAAGTAATGGTAGGTGCCAATAAAGGTTATATGGATACCATGGCACAAACAAAAAAAGACGCTGATAAACTTAGCAAAGCCGCTGGTATAAATCCTGATTATACAAAGAACGCAGTAGCAAACACAATGAAAAATGCAAAACCTCACGCAAGATTAAAAGCAAAGTTTAGAAAAAAATGAAGTGGCTAGAATTTAAAGAAGGTGTAGGACGTATTACGAAACAAAATCAAACTGTTGACGTAGGTCCTAACGAGATTTCAATTCAAGCAAAGAAGTTTGGCAACAGTGTAGATAAAGATGGACGTCCTACTAGTATGCCGAAAAAAACAAAAGGTTCTAAAACAAATGTTCTGTTCAATCTAGGCCTGTCAGAATCGGTTGACAATGACCCTGATTCTGTGTTATACTTCGAACATATGAAGGAAACTTTAGGCGAAATAGCACAGGCAACAGAAATTTATGTAGACATGGACGGCGTACTAGCTGACTTTTTTGGAGAGTGGGCTAAACTTATGCAAGTAGATCATTTTACAAAAATTGATAAAGAACACGACATAAATGATGCATTGCAAGCAATCCGTGACAAAGATAAATTTTGGCTAGAATTGCCTTTACTTCCTCAAGCAAAACAATTACTTGGCTTAATAAAACAAGTGAAAGGAGAATACAATATATGTAGTTCTCCACTAGCAGATGATCCAAAATCAGAACCACATAAACGTAAATGGATAGAACAAAATCTATCTTTCTTTCCTCCAAAGAATGTTTACATCACACATAACAAAGCTCAATTTGCTAAAAAAGAAGATGGAACTCCAAATATACTAATCGATGACTTCGGTAAAAATGTAAATCAATGGGAAGCCGCAGGAGGTATTGGCTTTAAATACAAAGACCACAAGTTTGAAAGAACTGCTAAAGCATTACAACAACAAATAGCAAATGAATACATAGTACACGAAGGCAGAGATGCAGACTTGTATCATGTTACTGATGATGCAGGTGTCGTAGGTATATTGAGTAGTGGTTCCATAAAGCCAAAATTAATATACACTGATATGGACAGAGGTGCAGGAGAAGAAGTAGATATTGGTCCAAGAATTAGTTTAACAAGAGATTTTGATTTTGATTTAGGTGAATTCAAAATTATTATTGATCAAAGAAAACTAGCACAGACACACAAAATCACACCTTTTACTCCTGAAGAAATGCGAGGCGAAGTTGATAACGAAGCAGAAGAATATGTACAGAAACCTATTCCAATAGATTACATCAAGGCAATACACCTTGAATTTGAAGATGATGCAACAGATGAATTAAAAGACTTGGCCAAAAAGGCTGAAATACCATTGGTTACAGGTGATAAACGAACCCCAGAAATTATAGAAAACTTTGCTGACGGTAAGAAAAAAGGTAAAAGTAGACCAGGGCGTGTAAAACGTGCAGGTGCTAGTTGCAATGGTAGTGTTACAGCATTACGCAAAAAGGCAAAAAACGCAAGTGGTGAACGTGCTAAAATGTATCACTGGTGTGCTAACATGAAATCTGGAAGGAAGAAAAAATGAAAATTTATGAAATTACTTTACGGAAAGAATTAGGTATAAAGATTACACAAGCAGATGTTGCGAAAATGAAGAACATAAATGCTACTATACAAAAAGCACTTAAATCAGGTAATGCACAAGATTTAGAAGCAGGGGAAGGAGCGGCTAAGGAACTTCATAATATTTTAATAAACAAGATGGTTCCTGATATGATGCAAATAGGTGCCTACATTGTTACCCAACTTGAAAAAGGTTGTGCTACATATTCTAAAAAAGATCCTGCGTGGGCTCAGTCATGCAAAGAATTGCCGAAAATAAGGACAGAAATATTGCGAGGAATTCACGGACAAGGATTGAAACCATTTCAAGGCACTAAAAAAAGTGGTGAAAAAATTGTAAATATATTTGGAAAAAGTTATATAGTACCAGCAAATGTTCAACCAGCAAATGCTCAACCAGAAAGCATAGGTGAACAAACTAATGCATCGTCAATTGCCACAGTAAGTGGGAATGTAGGAACTATGCAAAGTCGTAATATGTATAATGCAGATGGTACAATGAAAAACGGAGCAGATTATGATAATTTACTCGGCGGTAAAAAGAAAGCAAAGAAGACTCGTAAGGCATAAATACACTGTAGGAGATAGCTATGGACAAAAAAACTAAAGAAAGCGGTTTACAGTACTACACAGGCGTAAAGAAGCACGGCAAAGAATACATGAAAAAAGCGGCCCAAGCAGGTCGTGACGGTGCTAGCCAAGAAGAACTAGGTAGACTGAAAGACAAATACAGCAAAGCTGAAAAGAACAAGACAAATGAAGGCTTAGGTGAACTAGCCGATGTTGCAGAACGTGATCATGAAGTGCAAATGGCTCGCGCTGATCTTTACAAAATCGCAAAATATGCTATCAAACTACACGATATGTTAAAGACAGTTAGCGAAGCTGAAGGTATTGAAGGTTGGCAACAATCAAAAATCACAAAAGCGGCAGATTACATGGGATCAGTGTACCATGCGTTAGATTATGATATGAAATTTGCAGAATCAAGATCTACAAAAAATGTCATGAAAAGAACCGTAGCAGAATCAGAACAGTCTTATCTAGAAAGACTTGCAGAAAAAGTTGACCGTAAACTAGGCGAAGAAAAGAAAGGTTTATACTACTACGTAAACAAACGTAAAAAAGCAGGAACAAGTAGATCAAAAAATCATCCAGACGCTCCTTCAGAGAAAGATTGGAAAAACGCCGCAAAAACAGCTAAAGAATCAGTAGAAGGCATATGTTCAGAGTGCGGTAAGCCAAGTTACACAACATTACCAGAAGAAAAACAAAAAGGTGTTGACGGCAAAGTATGCTGGAAGGGTTACAAGCGTATGGGTACTAAGAAAAAAGGCGGTAAAACCGTAGACAACTGTGTGAAGATGTAATGCGTGTATCAGAAGGTATATTTGATTTTTTCAAAGACAAGGAAGAAACACTTGCAGACGATCCTGAATACAAAGGATGGCTAAAAGTATACCTAAAAAATCCTGACATTGCAGAACTACACAGACGTCACAAAGAATTTTTGCAGTATTTCCAACAAGAACAAGCAAATGAAGGTATAGGTGATTGGATAAAATCAAATATATGGGATAACCGTATTCCTGCAGAACAATATGCTGAATATCTAGAGTTTGCAAAAAGAAAAATGAATTTTACTAGAGATAAAGATCTAGTGTTAAAACTTAAACAAAAATTTCCTGAGTTGAAAGATAACGAAGCTGATCTAAAAAGGGTTATGAAAGATATCCAAAATTTAAGGGCAAAGCGCAATGTCTGATTTTTATAAAATGAGTGCTATGATGAAGGACTTGTTTCCTTCTAATCCTGAAGCAGATAAACAAGCACTAAAGGCAATGGCAGGTAATCCGCAAGAAAGTGTTGCTCCTACAAAAGATTATGTGCAGGAAAGTGTAGAAGTTCCAAAAGGATCAATGCCATTAGGAATAGACAATGTTAGTGACTTTGCAAAACTAGCAGGTATTACAGAAACACAAAAGACTGGCAGTGCAGGACAAGCAAAAGGCAAAGATCCTATGCCAGCAAAAACAAAACCAACAGCTGGTCCTGAACAGAAGCATCCTTTACAAGATAAACTTGTGGGCGAAGAAGATGATCCTTTTATAAAGGCTGTTGATAATAGTTTTGGGCAAAGTAGTATTGCTAGAAAAATTGGCTTCAGTCCAACAGGTGAATTATACAAAGCAATATATCGTGCTATAAAAGCAGTGATGCCAGATGCTAGTGAAGAAGAAATCAAAAAGGCAGCCACTGCCGCATCTACAAGTATGCAAGAATCAATGCAGGAAAGAAGTCTAACCAAAGGCGAAGAAAAGAAAAAAGAAAAGTACGTCAAAGGTATGAAAAAAGCCAAAGGTGATTTCCAAGATCGATATGGAAAAGATGCTAAAGCAGTAATGTATGCAACTGCAACTAAAATGGCGAAAAAAGAAGCAATCGAAACTTCACTTAGAGACAGATTGTATAAAGCTCTAAACTCTCAAAAATAACCGTTGTTAGCGTATCAACTTCAGATAAGAAGTAAATACGTTATGTTAAGGAATGATCTAAAAGAACAGTATAGATTATTTTACATGGTAAAAGGTCATCTTAACGCCTCTCCAGAAACAGTTATTCAAAGTGCAGAAGGTTATTTCAAACGCCTTTGGTACGATGGTGCAAACGGAGCACCATTATATGATTATGCAGAGCAATTTGAAATTGCCTGGACAGAACGCCAAAAAACTCTTGACAATCAGTAAAATAAAGTATATAATAAGACAAACTTATAAGGAGTAATCATGAGCGATCGTACATACGGCGTAGAAGAAAAAGCAAAACTAGAGCGTCTTGTTAATGAAGGTGTTACAGTATTGCAAGAAATTGAAGATCTACAAGCAGGGTTAAAAGATACTGTAAAAGCAGTAGCAGAAGAACTTGATGTCAAACCTAGTCTTATAAACAAAGCAATCAAAATTGCACAAAAAGGTGATTGGGATCGTGTTAACGATGAGTTTGAAGACTTAGAAACACTTGTTGTTACAGTTGGTAAGGACAAATAATTTTGAAAAAAATAAAAGACTTCTGGATACAGAGCTATCAATCTGACAAGATAGCATTTATGTGTGAACTGACAAGTTTTGTTTTCACTGTAGGAGCAAGTACGATACTTGCAATGAATGCAGACGACCCAGACATGCGAATGATATATCCAGGATTTTTTGTAGGAAGTGTAACCGCAGTATATGGTTACTATAGACGCACACTTGCATGGCCTATGCTACTTACAGGGTATTTTACTATTGCAAATATACTCGGGTTTGGCGTAGCTATGCAATGGTGGTAATAAATATAATGTCGCCCAAAGCTATAAAGCGGGCATGTAGAAGGTTAAGTTGGCCAAAAGCAACGAGGAGATAAAATGAGTTACGTAGACGCTTTCTTCGATCGCGATTCAGATATAATTCGTGTTGTAGAACGCAAAGATGATAAAAGACACTTTCACGAATATCAAGCAAAATACACATTCTATTACAAAGACGAACGTGGCAAATACAAAAGTGTATTTGGTGATCCACTAACACGTATTGTATGTAAAAATACCAAAGACTTTCGCAAAGAAGTAGCTATCAACAAAGGAAAAGAACTTTTTGAAAGCGACATCAATCCTATTTTCCAATGCCTAAGTGAAAACTATCTTAATCAAGATGCTCCAAAACTAAACATTGCATTTTTTGATATTGAAACTGACTTTGATCCAGAGCGAGGCTTTGCTGATCCTGCAGATCCTTTCATGCCAATTACAAGTATATCTGTATACTTGCAGTGGCTAGAAACAATGGTATGCTTGGCTGTTCCGCCTAAGACACTTACAATGGAGCAGGCAAAGAAAACACTCGAAGGCATTGAAAATGTCGTGTTGTTTGAAAAAGAAGGTGAAATGATTGACACTTTCTTAAATTTAATTGAAGATGCAGATATTTTATCAGGTTGGAACAGTGAAGGTTATGATATTCCATACACTGTAAACAGAACAAGCCGTGTGCTATCTAAAGATGACACAAGACGTTTTTGTTTGTGGGGGCAACTGCCTAAGAAACGTGAATATGAAAAGTATGGTAAATCAGCTGTAACCTATGACCTAGTAGGCAGAGTGCATTTAGATAGTTTGGAATTATATCGTAAATACACATATGAAGAAAGACACAGTTATAGACTTGATGCTATCGGTGAAATCGAAGTTGGTGAAAACAAAGTTCCTTATGAAGGCACTTTGGATCAATTGTACAACAATGACTTTAGAAAATTCATCGAATACAACATACAAGATACCGCACTACTGGACAAGCTGGACAAAAAACTAAGATTTATTGATCTTAGTAATGAACTAGCTCACGCAAATACTGTTTTGCTACAAACTACTATGGGTGCTGTAGCAGTTACAGAACAAGCAATTATCAACGAAGCACATCACAGAGGATTACAAGTTCCTAATCGTCCAAGGCGTGATGATGAAAACACACAAGCCGCAGGTGCTTATGTGGCATTTCCGAAAAAAGGCTTGCACAAGTGGATTGGTTCAATGGATTTGAACAGTCTGTATCCTAGTGTGATTCGTGCATTGAACATGGCTCCTGAAACAATTGTAGGACAAATACGCCCAGATGTAAGTGAGAGCCGTGTACATGAAGATATGACGCTTAAAAAGAAGAGTTTTGCAGGTAGTTGGGAAGGGCGTTTTTCTACAGAAGAATATGAAGCTGTAATGGAACAACGCAAAGACGTTGCACTTACTGTTGACTGGGAAAACGGTGAATCAAATATCCTAAGTGGTGCAGAGATATACAAACTAATCTTTGACAGTAATACTCCTTGGATGTTAAGCTCAAATGGTACTATCTTTACAACAGAATTTGAAGGTGTTATTCCAGGTATTCTAAAACGCTGGTATGCAGAACGTAAAGAACTACAAGCACAACTTAAAAAAGCCAAAGACGCAGGCAATGATATTGAGATTGCGTTTTGGGACAAACGACAACTTGTTAAAAAGATTAATCTAAACAGTTTGTATGGTGCTATTCTTAATCCAGGTTGTAGATTTTTTGATAAGCGTATCGGTCAATCAACAACACTTACTGGTCGTACTATTGTTAAACACATGAGTGCCGAAGTAAACAAAGTAATTACAGGTGATTATGATCATGTAGGAAAAAGCGTTATATATGGTGATACAGATTCTGTATACTTTAGTGCATATCCTACGTTAAAAGAACAAATTGATAGCGGTACCATTCCTTGGAACAAAGATAATGTTATTACGCTATATGATCAAGTAGCAGAAGAAGCAAATTCTACATTCGGTGACTTTATGTATGAAGCATTTCACTGTCCAAAGAGCCGTTCGGATGTTATTGCGGCAGGTAGAGAGATTGTTGCTGAAAGTGGATTGTATATTACAAAGAAAAGATATGCGGCATTGGTATATGATGTAGAAGGTTTTCGCTCAGATGTAGACGGCAAGCCAGGCAAAGTAAAAGCAATGGGCTTAGACTTGCGTAGATCAGATACTCCTGTGTTTATGCAAAACTTCTTAAGTGAAGTATTAATGATGGTATTGCAAGAACAACCACAAGAAGAGGTACTGCAACGTATTACAGAATTCCGCAAAGAGTTTTCCGAACGTCCTGGTTGGGAGAAAGGTTCGCCCAAACGTGCAAACAAGATTGGACACTATCAACGCCTTGAAGAAAAGCAAGGCAAAGCAAACATGCCAGGACATGTTAGAGCCAGTATCAATTGGAACACACTAAAACGTATGAATGGTGACAAATATTCTCAAGAAATTGTTGACGGTATGAAGGTTATTGTGTGTAAACTAAAACAGAATCCACTAGGATATACAAGTGTTGCGTATCCAACAGACGAATTACGTATTCCAGAATGGTTTAAAGACTTGCCATTTGATGATGCGGCTATGGCAGAAACTATTATTGATAATAAACTTGATAACTTGATTGGTGTTTTGAACTATCCACTAGAAGATACAAAGCAGAACACTACATTCGGTAGTCTATTCGAATTTGGAGATTAAAATGAATAGTCCTATTAATAAACTACAGCAACTAATGACAATTACAATGGAAGAATGTGGTGAATTGACACAGCAATGTTCTAAAATAATAAGGAAATATAAAGACTTTGAAGATATAGAAGACAAACAACGTGAAAAATTGCTTGAAGAACTTGGTGATGTATATTGTATGATTGATTTAATGTGTGAACATGGTGTGGTAGATTGGAAACACATATATGCTCGTAGTAGTGCAAAAAAAGACAAACTAAAAATATGGAGTGAATTGATTGATTAAAGATCACGACATATGGTTTCCAAATATTATTTGGTCAGGAGAGATTACAGACCTAAATAATACTGTATTAAAGGAATACAGTTTGGAAAAAATTGCACAAAAAAACAAAGAGCAACTACTACCAGATGATCGTCCTTGGGATAGTACAGATTTGTATCTTGAAGAATGCACAGAAGTTGAAAAACTAGTAGCAAAATTAGACAAATGTATGAAAGATATATGCAATGATGTAGGATTTGCTGGTGTAAGATTGTACAACATATGGGTGAATAGAAATCCTCCAGGCGTAGAAAATGTTTTACATAATCATTTGCATCACGGCGGACAAATGGGTGCATTGTTTAGTGGCGTTTGGTATTTAGAAGCAGATGAAACTTTAGATCAAGGTGATACAGTTTTTGAAAGGAATGACAGCAGTGAAATGCACATTCCACAAATACTTGTAACAGAATCAACACCATACAATATTCCAAGAGCACAATATAAAAGCAAAACAAATAATCTTTTAATCTTTTCTAGTTGGATTCCACATAGAGTAACAAAAAATAATTCCAATAAAGATAGATTCAGTATCAGTTTTAATTATGGAGTTTGAAATGAGAGTAGGATTTACTTGTTCAACATTTGATTTACTACACGCAGGACATATTATAATGTTACGAGAGGCAAAGGAACAATGTGATTACCTAATAGTAGGCTTACAAATGGATCCCAGTATTGATAGAAAAGAAAAAAATGCTCCAGTACAAACAATTGTAGAAAGATATACTCAATTAAAAGGCGTAGAGTATGTTGACGAAATTATTCCTTATGGAACAGAAAAGGATTTAGAAGATATACTAAGCATGTATCCTGTAGATGTTCGTATACTAGGCGAAGAATATCGAGATAAAGATTTTACTGGTAAAGATATTTGCAGAAAAAGGGATATTGAATTACATTTCAACAAAAGAGATCATCGTTTTAGTACAAGTGATCTAAGGAGGAGAGTTTGTGAATAAATTTATATTTGATGTTGACGGAACACTTACACCAAGTAGAGGAAAGATGGACGAAAAGTTTTCACAATTCTTCTTTAACTTTTGTACAGTGAATGATGTTTATCTTGTTACAGGTAGTGACTATGAAAAAACTGTAGAACAGATAGGCAACGTAATTTGTGGTATGGCTAAACGAGTTTACAACTGTTCGGGCAACGATGTATGGCAAAACGGTACAAACATTTATACAAATGACTGGACTTTGCCCCAAGACGCTAGAGAATTTCTAAACAAACAATTATCAACAAGCAAATTTCCTTTACGCACAGGATTACACATAGAAGATCGCCCTGGTATGGTTAACTTTAGTGTAGTTGGAAGAAATGCCACACTAGGAGAACGTAAACTATATCACGAATATGACTCACAAACACTAGAAAGACATCAAATAGCAAAAGAATTCAAATTACAATTTCCACTTATAGAAGCAACTGTAGGCGGAGAAACAGGAATAGACATTTTTCCTATAGGATCTGATAAAAGCCAAATACTTAAAGACTTTTCTGATAATGATTTTATTTACTTTTTTGGCGACATGTGTAAGCCAGGAGGTAATGATTTTCCTATAGCAAACGCAATCAGAGAAGGCGAAAAAATGGGTGTTCCGTATCAAGTTGATAATTGGAAAGATACATGGAGGCAACTTAATGCATATATTACTAACGGGGCATAGAGGGTTTATAGGTAGTTATCTACTAAAAAGATTATCAAAGAATAATTCTGTCGTTGGAATTGATTTAGAAGATGGTTGGGATAGAGATCATTATAACAATAGTCAAGACTTGTATGACTGCCCATTATATGAAGAATTTGATCTTATAATACACCTAGCTGGCAAAAGCGGTGTTCGTGACAGCATAAATGATCCTGCAGGCTATTGGCGTAACAATGTAGAAGTATCAAAAAGAATATTTGCAAGATACCCAAATACACGAATCCTTTATGCAAGTTCAAGCAGTGCATACGAACCTGATTTGAATCCATATGCCGCCTCAAAGTATTGCGTAGAAGAAGCCGCAGAGAGATATGTAAACACATTAGGCATGCGTTTTCATACAGTTTACTCAGATATGCCTAGAGAAGGTATGTTCCTACAAAAACTGATTGATAATCAGTTAGAATACACTACAAATCATTATAGGGATTTTATACATATATCAGATTTATGTGATGCAATCGAATTATGTATAAAAAGTAGGTTTACAGGTACAATAGATATTGGTACTGGCTTGCCTTTTAAGGTATCAGACTTTGCACCAAATGTTCCTGTCCGCCTAAATACACCATATGAAAGACAATGGACATGTGCAAATATGGAAAGAATAAGAAGTTTGGGGTTCAAACCTAAATATAGTGTAGAAAACTACTTGACTTCATTGAACAAAGACAATATAATAAAACTTGAAATAGGAGAAAAAATATGAAAGACATTCTACAAGATATTGTAGCTCATACTCATGCACTTGGTTTCTTAAGCCTTGTAAAAATTACAACAGACGAAGGTACTGCTATTGACTCAATGGCAGAAGATAGAAGCGTTATTTTAAGTGCTGGTACACATGCTCCAGTATCAGAGTTCAAAGGCACGTTTGGCATGCCTAACTTAGATAAGTTAGCATTACATTTGAAAAATCCTGAATATCAAAAAGATGCAAAGATTGATGTTGTAGAGGCAGAACGCAACGGAGAAACTGTACCAACACATATCCATTTTGAAAATGCCGCAGGAGACTTTCAAAACGACTATCGCTTTATGAACAAAGCAATTATCGAAGAAAAACTAAAAACAGTAAAGTTTAAAGGTGCACAATGGAACGTTACATTTAGTCCGTCTATGGCAAGTATTGCACGTATGAAACTTATGAGTGCGGCACATAGTGAAGAGCCTACATTCAATGTAAGCACAAAAGATGGTAACTTGATATTTGCATTTGGTGATGCAAGCACACATGCTGGTGAATTTGTTTTCCAACATGGTGTTGAAGGTACACTAGCACATACATGGAGTTGGCCAGTTGCACAAACACAAGCTATCTTAAACTTAGATGGTGATGTTACTATGAGTATTTCAGATCAAGGTGCTATGATGATTTCAGTAGACAGTGGTATGGCAAAATATGATTATATCCTGCCAGCACAGAGCAAGTAATGGAGCCTAGAGAAGTAGCACAAAAGCAAGCCGAAGAAGCAATGGATGGATTTATCCTTTGGAGTAAACGGGGAACTTTGTGGGCCGCTCTCTTTTTATGTATTGTTGTATTTGCCTGTAACAGCGGAGTTGAAACAGGTCCTAATGCAACTGGAAGTGGATATAATGGTGAACAATATTCACCTAGTAACTTGAAAGTAAAATGATGAAACAAGTACACTTACATTGGACAACAGTAGTTACAGAAAAAATTATGCTGGCAATTATTGGCATACTTACAACTGTAGCGGCCGGCATGGATGTTTATGATATGTTCTTAGCAAGAGATATTGAACTTGCTGATCTATTTTTGTTGTTTATCTATACTGAAATTGTAGGTATGGTTGGTGCTTATTTTGCTAACAATAGAATACCTGTGTCACTTCCAATCATTATTGCAATTACTGCTTTGTGTAGATTAATTGTGCTACATTCAAAAGAAGCAGATCCTTGGGTACTTATTGCAGAAGCAGGTGCTATTTTAATTCTAGCAGGTGCCGCTTACTTAATGAGTTACAAGGATAAATTAAGTTTGGAAAAAGAAAAAATAAGAAATGAATAAGGATTTAACTGCCACACAAAATGATTATGCAGTATTTTTGCCAGCACTAAGCGGTTTTTATGCGACATATATAGGAAAGCAACGTTTTGATGAGTATGTAGAGAAAAGTCGTATACCTAGTAACTTTATCAATGGTGTTGAAAGTTTGAATTATCTCAACAATAAAGAAGGTGCATTTACTTACAAGTGGACACTTTATTCTGCAGGACACGCAGATTTAGATACAACTAAAATTGTGCCTAAAGAAGATATGGTGCGTAACAGAGATAGAGAAGACACTTGGCTACTTGGTGACTCAGGTGGCTTCCAAATTGGTAAGGGTGTTTGGGAAGGTGATTGGAAAGATCCTAATTGTCCTAAAGCACAAAAGAAACGTGACGGTGTGTTGCGTTGGATGGATGCTTATATGGACTATGGCATGATACTTGATATTCCTGCCTGGGTTGCACGTTCGCCAGAAGGTGCAGAAGCAACAGGTATTTCAACTTACCAAGAAGCAGTAAAAGCCACCCGTATTAACAATGAATATTGGATGAAAAACCGTACAGGTGCTTGTAAGTTCTTAAATGTATTGCAAGGTGAAAATCATGTAGAAGCAGATGATTGGTACAATCAAATGAAAGATTTTTGCGATCCTGCAAAATATCCAGACAATCATTTTAACGGATGGTCAATGGGTGGTCAAAATATGTGTGATCTAGAACTTGCACTGAAACGTATTGTTACCCTACACTATGACGGATTGTTACAAAAAGGAATACACGATGTTATGCATTTTCTGGGTACAAGTAAACTAGAATGGGCTCTTTTATTAACAGATATTCAACGTGCAGTAAGAAAGTATTATAATGAAAACTTTACTATTACTTTTGATTGTGCTAGTCCTTTTCTTGCCACCGCAAACGGACAAGTATACATACAAAATGAAACAAAGGATCGTTCGAAATGGACATATCGAATGGTGCCGTCAGTTGACGATAAGAAGTATGCTACAGACAACCGCTTGTTTAGAGACGCTACTGTTTCAGATGGGATATTTAAAAACTTTGAAGACTCCCCAGTTACAGCAGAACTCAAAGTATCAGACGTTTGTACATATGCTCCTGGAGACCTAAACAAAATAGGTAAAGAAGGAAAGACTAGTTGGGACTCATTTAGTTATGCGATACAAATGGGTCATAATGTTTGGAGTCACATTAATGCAGTTCAAGAAGCAAATAGACAATACGACAACGGAACAGTTCCTGCAATGCTTGTACAAGAGCAATTTGACAGGGTATTTTTTAGAGATGTTGTGGAAGAAATATTCTCAAAGACAACATTAGAAGAAAGCATTGAAATTATCGAACGACACGAAAAGTTCTTTATGAGTATAAGAGGAACAAGAGGTTATACTGGCAAAAAGATAGTTAGTGCAAGACCAATGTATGCTAAATTTTTCGATGAAGAAGAAACGCAAGACGATGACGAACTAATCTTAGATGAACAAAAACTTGAGGACTTAGAATATGAGCAACTTCACGGACAAACACAATAAACTTGCTGTGCATTTACAAGAATTATATAGAAAGCACAGAACATTAGATGATGAAATAAAAGAAATGTATAGAAAATTTGAACGTGAAGAAGTTGTCAATAGAATGAAAACTAAAAAGTTATGGTTAAAAGACGAAATTTATAGATTAGAAAGAGAACTAAAGGCATTAGGATGAAAAGAGATTACGAAGAAGGTATTGTTGAAAAAGTTTGTTACTTTGTTGGACACGAAGTAGAAAAAACTCCTGCATATAAAATGAAAACACTTTTTATTGAAGGTGTACAAGACACTGAAGAAATAATGACTTTCTATAATAAACATAAATGTCAACACTTGTTCTTTGGTGCTAATCACAGTTTCAAACCTGGTACTAATTTTCCAGATGATGCAGACGAATGGAGTGAATGGGAAGATATGATAAAAGAATTTCTTGATGAAGGGTATCTTTGTTCATTAGATATTCCTATTGCACTTGCTGAAGCATTTTTAGAATCAGGATTAATTGAATATGATAATTTTATTCCACAGTTGCGTGTTCCAGTGCCTTACATCCGACAGTGGAATTACAACACTATGTTGAAAATTGACGACAAAGACTTTAAGGCATCCAACCCAGGCGTCTGGTGTCATAGACTGCACGATCTACAAGATAGCGAAAAATTTACAGATTGGGCAAAATATGGCCTTGACAAAGTGATATTGTGAGCGTATAATGGATATAAACAATCAAGAAAGATACTATGAAGGTATGATGCGTATGATGAGAGAAGAAGATGCAATAATTGCACAGGAAAATGTAATGCATAAAGCAGAAAGAAGTATATGGGTAACGTTTTCAAAAGAAGGTGTACATATGTACCCGGGTGCAGACAAAGACCCTAAATTAGCAACAGGCGATTGGGACGATGTAAGTTTTTTGGGTATTCCACATCGCCATATATTCCACTTTAATGTTAGAATTCAAGTGTTTCATAACGACAGAGACATTGAGTTTATACAGTTTAAACGTTGGATACAGAGACTCTATGACGTTGAAGGCGTACTAGAACTTAATCACAAGAGCTGTGAAATGATCGCAGATGACTTGTACAATGAAATCTCTAACAAATATCCTGGCCGGTTTGTAGAGATAAGTGTCGCAGAAGACAATGAAAACGGCTGTAAAATCTTTTATCCAAATCCCTCTAGTGTATAAGGAAACAATGACAAAATGGATATCAAATTCAATCGTGAAGCGTATACGAAAGTATTCAACGACTTGGACAAGTATCGCGACTACTGTCGCTTTGAAGGCAAAGTTTTTAATGAAAAGGCTTTGTATAACAAAGAAGACCCTAATTGGGAGGCTTATCAGAAGCATCAAGGTTGGCTTCGTGCTAAAGCCCGCAATGCAGGGAGAAAATATAATAATCGGAGAAACTAATGGCTATTTATGTTGTAGACATTGAAGCAGTTGACACACGTTATACAAAACAGTGGAAGGAACATCTTCCACATCAACTGCAACGAGCTACAAATGAAGAAGTAAAAGTTATCAGCGGAGGAGATATTCCACATGCCACGACGCCGGGTGCGTTCCTCAACTTCGGAGGCACAAATGTATATAAGTCAAACCAACTCCAGCAAATTGCTACACTATTTTGCGAAGGTAAAATTAATGATGGTGATTATTTTCTGTATACAGATGCTTGGAATCCTACTGTTATTCAGCTCAAATACATGGCAAGCCTACTTAATACAGATGTTATTATCGGCG